CATCGAATGTTTTGTTACAATCTATCTGACCTGTTCTATCTCTTACTTCATAAACTACCACTTGACCACGACTTGCCAAAAGATTCAAACCTTCGACATCTAGTGTCTCACCATCCTCGTTTTTATACAGTCCTTCGACAACTTGAAGTGAGTGTCGGTTTCTCTTATCAAGATATTCTTGTGCTGAGTTCATGAACTCTGCCTGTGCATATAGATTTCTTGCTATCTTGAGTCTTTCTGTCTTCTCTGTAATATGCTCTAGTGTCACTGGATCTCCAGATCCACCCAAGAACTTTGCAAGAGAAATGTTTTGCGCTAGTTTAGTTTTTCCGTTTATGTTTCCATAACGAACTAATTGTTGTTCTGGGTTATATGTTTGATTAGGAATCAATGTCCGTACTGTAATCGTATTCCCCTCAACAGATATTCTCTCTGGTTGAGATTCTTCGTTACCTAACAACTTACCCTGTGGGAACTTACTAGTTCCTGTTTGATTTAAAATTCTACCAATCTCATACTTCTGAGGTTTCTGTTGAACACAAGAAGCATCAACCAATCCCTCTGAGATGCAACGTCCAATAAACTTCTGATTACGAGATGTATTCGGGTCTCTCAACTTACTACGAACCATTTCAGTTGTCAAGGGTTTTTTCGAGACTCCGTTATAATTGTTCGACTTATTGATAGTATTATAGAGAACATCGCCAGGATCTATTCTGACATCACGAACTCCCATGTCTGAGTTTTTCAGTAAGTCTTCTATCTGGGTTGCACCTAGATCACTGGGTGTGTTGACTCTCTTATCGGTATTGGTAGCAGTATTAGTGATAGAACCTGCAGATCCAGTAGATGCTTCCCCATATGTCTGAGATTGTGTAACAGTTGAAGTTGTAGCAGTTCCATCTAGATCGCCATGGAAAGTCGGTGATGT